ACCTTCAAATTCACCTTCAAGTTCACCTTCAAGTTCACCTTCAAGTTCACCTTCAAGTTCACCTTCAAGTTCACCTTCACCAATGGGTGCCATGAATCAACCACGATTAACCAATGTGATTTATGGTGGGGATTTAATTGAGATCTCGTCTGGGAATCTAGCATCAGGCGAAGCCGTCATTCAACGGCAAACTGCCACCAGTCAAGTCGTATTGGATAAACCATTACCAGAAGTTCGTACCAATCTGTCCAAATTACGGTTCGAGAATCAGGTCGATAGTCATCAGTCTCGTCCGATTCGATATGGTGATTTAATTCACATTAAGCACAGTGCATTGGTAAACAATAAATTACAAAGCAGGTTTATCAAGTATGGTGAGAGAGTACAAAGTCATCAAGAAGGACCAGTATTTGAAGTGTTTAAATTAATTAAAGTCGGTCGCCCAGAAAGTGTTGACTATGTTAGTTATGGTGATCTATTGATGATCGGTTGTGGTGATCAACCCAGTAATAAAATCTATCTGAAAATGGAAGAAGACAAATCCCTCCGATCTGACGCGACGACTGAGAGCGCAACACAGTTTAAGGTATTTCTTCTACGTCCGTTCGATTCTACTAGTCAATGCGTATCTCAAAACGAGACGATTTTCCCATAAGAACTCAATTTCGAGTGAATTATTTTTCTACTGTAAACTATATACAACATGGAATTAGAGCAAAAACCATGGTACGCAATCTGAACAGAGTCAGTTTTCAATGCATCTTGCGTTATACCTTCATCGATACGTTAATTTTTAGACTATTCGTGTGGGTGATGCTGATATACTTATTCGTACATAAACAAAGACTTTATTCACTGTATTTTTGTTGATATTGATGTTCTGGTCGATTACTGGATGCATGGGATCTATTGGCGCTTATACGTCAATTTTCGCTGGTAATGTAATCATATTCATCACCAGTTACTTGATTCTGATGATAATATCGTTATTCAATTTTTCGAACATTTATGTCGCTTATGGTGTCAATGTAGTGACGATTTATTTATTATTTATGTGTGGGCTGTTTCGTTGATTAGAAAGTTATCTTTTTTCACCAAAATCGAACACATAATTGACAATCTTCAAAATACTCTACTCTACAGTGAGGTCGTTCGATTTTCATGAAGATTGCATTTTTTCCATATATTTACGAGTCTTGTAAATAACCGACTGATTATCTGGTGTACTTTTCAAACATCCCTCACAAGTTCGGCACATTAGGAGCCAACTGGGATTGAGTATATGAGTGGTACAATAACGACATTGGCAATGTTGTGATAAAATTACCAGTTCGCTTGGGGAAAGTTCATCTCCATACACCACGTACTCGAGAACTCCATCAGTAACGGTAATATGGTATTTTTCCAAACGATATGTCTTCTCCCCATGACCATGACCAAGATCAGTGACCATTGTTGTTGTATATTCGCGAAGTGGATCATAGATTTCGTAATGGTAATAATATGTGAAGTATTGTGTTGGGTCAAATGATTTGACGGTGTGTGAAGAATTTAAGAATCATGTGGAAATATTCATTTTTATGTGTGTACGTATGATGTATCGATTTAGTATAATCAATTTTTTTGGGGAACCCAATGGATTGGTTAGGTGGTCGGTGGGGGGCTTTTGGGGGACCCTAAAAAATTGATTTAAAATATATAAGATTATCAATCTTATAACATTATCATAATGAGTCAATCGCTGAAAGCATGGTTAAATTACAACTGTTGTCAGGGTAATAATTGGGTGGTAATCTACAAATTTGACGAAATCGTCAACCATTCACAACGTCAAATGTATCAGGTGACCGCTAGTCAGGAAATCGTGGTTGACGCACAAGAATGTCATCTAACTGTCGCCGACCTAAGTCACATCTATTTTACCCACATGACCGACACTCTACTGATCAGTTTGATCGAGACCTATGATGGTCGGTTGTACTTGATCCACAACAATGTGTTGATTACCGAATCGGAACCAACAGTACAGACTGTTCCAGAAGTTGTGACTAGGGTGGATGATATTGTAGGTTTACCGCAGATTGGTTCGGTTGAGTCGAAGATCTACCATTTGAATTCAGTCTTGGATCTGAAACCCTGTCTTAGTGGCAAAGAGCGTAAAGCAATCGGACTAAGAAATCAAGTCTGGCTTCCATCACATCCATCCAACATGAAGTTGAAGGTCCTCAAACATGGTGAACTCAGTTTCATGAGTTTCATCAACATTCGAGATTCAGCACAATATCTGCAAACACTCGACCAATATTTGGTTCAAAGTGGGGAAACACTTAATTTACAACATAATTATTCAATCACCCCAGCCATTCTATGTCAATTGAAACGACAATACCCGACCATTAAACAATTGGTACTGTATCAAAATTTTCAAATTAATGATTTCCAATGGTTGATCAACTTCCCCAATATCAAATTGATTAATTTGTTTTACAATCATCAAATTGAACAACAACAAATTGAACAGATCACTCGACTGTTACCTAATTTGGAGGCTGTTAATATTCACTTCTGTACTAGAATCAATTTGAGGATTTTGATCCCGATTCTTAAACTGAGAAACCTATCACGGTTAGCGATCGAAGACCCCCAGTTCTGGTGTCAAAAAGGTGTACATGAACTGTTCATTGTTCCACAAGAGTGGAAGGGAATCGATTGTCCAACATTGGAGAAGTTGGCGATCAACTCGTCAAACCTAACCCTTGATGTAATTGACTATCTGATCGATGCGTGTTCCAACTTACAACAAATCATTGTCGACGAAAAGGTCTTGGATGATGTTTCCAAGAACATTGTCAATGGTTTCGACAAGGATAAGACAATCGTATTTAATTCATGGCAAAACCCAGCCAAAGGGTTTCAGTCTCGAAAGAAATTGACTTTTAATAACATGTTAAAAGATACTTATAACCATCAACTATTTTCGGATTCAATGATGAAAAAAATTAAACAAATACGTGAACAAAAAGGCGAAGTTGAGCAGACCTCCATGCCTGATAAGGTGGTCTAAAGACTGTCCTGAGGGGAGTTTAATTAGATCAAAATTTTGATTTAATCTTTTTCACTTTGTTTGTATAAAATTACACAAACAAATGAAATTTAATTTAGTCGTTGCGTTTTGTAAGAACTTCGGAATTGGTTACCATAACCATATTCCATGGACACTAACCGAAGACTTAAATCATTTTCGGCAATTAACTGAATATGGAACAGTAATTATGGGACGAGCAACCTATTTCTCAATTCAAGAACACCTACGTCCCTTAAAAAACCGACTTAATTTAGTCGTTACTCATCAACCCCAAAAATATCAAAATCAAGTCCTTTCCAACTTGAAATTTACGACTTTTGACGACATGGTTATTCCAGAGACTGATCATCAAGTGTTTATTATTGGTGGTCAATCGATCTATCAACAATGTCTGGCCAAATACCACATCGATCGTTTATATGTCACTCTGATCGATAAGGACTATCAATGTGATCGGACGTTCAATTTCCCAACTAATTACAAAATGGAATCCAATTATTCACCCAGTTGTTATTCAGAGACCGAGAAATGTCATTACCGTTTCGTTGAATACGTTCGTACTGATGAAACCCATGATGAATCCCAGTATCTCAATCTGATCAATGATGTTATTCAACATGGTAATCTGCGCGAGGATCGAACCAAAGTGGGCACCAAGGGTGTATTTGGACGGCAGATTCGTTTTAATATTGGAGATTGTCTACCACTCTTAACCACCAAATTTGTACCCTTCAAAATGATTGTCAAGGAACTGTTGTGGTTTCTCAATGGACAAACCAATAATAAAATTCTACAAGATCAAGGAGTACACATCTGGGACGGTAATACTACCAGAGCCTTCTTGGATCAAAGAGGGTTAGGACATTATCAAGAAGGTGATGTCGGTCCCATGTATGGGTTCCAATGGAGACATTTTGGTGCGACCTATAATGGCTGTACTAGTGACTATACTGGTCTCGGAATCGATCAATTGGAAAACGTGATCGATTTACTCAAAACTGATCCATTTTCCAGAAGAATCGCAATAACTACCTATAATGTCAATGACCTTGAAAAAGGGGTACTTCATCCATGTCATGGAATTTACACACAATTTTATGTGGAACAACGAGGCGATCACCAATATTTGAGTTGTCATATGACGCAAAGGAGTGTCGATTGCGGATGTGGTCTACCGTTCAATATCGCTAGTTATGCAATTTTAACCCACATCATCGCAACCAAAGTGGGAATGCACCCTGATCAATTAATTATCTCGATGGGGGATACACATATTTACGACAATCATCTGGATCTATTGTCCGACCAAATTAAAAGGACACCATATCCCTTCCCCAAAATACATCTCAAGGAGATCAAAGATAAACCATGGAACCAACTGACAGTCGATGATTTTGAACTGGTGGGGTACCTAAGTCATCCACCAATTAAATTAATCATGAATATTTAAAGGGTGGTAAAATGAAAATTATTGTCTTTTCTAAATTTGATTATCATTTTACAACTGGGTTGTATTTGATCAAAACTCTGGAAATCATCATGAACGGACCAAGATGGAATAATGAATATGTTTGCGGTAAAACGGTCGATAGCTTAGACGATCTGATTTCATTCGAATATCTCACCACTACTGATGTAATTCGGCAGAAATCAAATCTCGGAAATCCCGATAATTGGTATCGAATAAGTAACACAAAGTTTAACCCGTCCGGCATTTAAAATGTCCTTTTTTTTAATGATTATATTTGAAAATACCTAATATAATTGAATAAAAATCAATTTTTTTTTGAGATGCTTTAATAAAAAAAATTTTATGTCGACTTATAGAAATGCATTATAAATCACATGATTATAAGCAAATAGCAGTTAGACACTATATTGAGCAGTCACACAATATGGAAGAAACATGTCGTATTTTTGATTGTAAAATCAAGACACTTGGACGATGGATACAACGATATAGAGAAGATGGTAATATTGAACGACATAATAGAATACCAAGAGCATATAAGATGAAACAATCACATGTAGATGAAGCAGTCAATTATTTACAAAAGCGTAAACATGAAATTATAGATGGTAAGAGTATAATAGAAAGGGAAACCGAATTAAGTATATATAATAAAAAAACTATGGATTTTGAACGTTTTAAGGAATACATAGTAAAAAAGAACGAAATTAATAGACGCTTAGCGTCGTTTTATAACGAGTATATATTTAGAAAGCTCAAGTTAGGAGGATATATTCGTCGACAAATAACAGAAGCTCGTCTTATAAAACGTTTCAAAAAATTATTTGGTAGTCCTAAAGAGACTGTTATAACGATAGGTGATTTCGAATAACGTCAACATCGTAAATTCAAAGAACCAGTAAAAGGTAAGGGTTTTCGTACAATATTTAGAAAGACAGGTTATGATGTATATTTGGTGGATGAATTTCGTACCAGTTGTCGTTGTAGCGCGTGTCAAGGAGTATGTAGTACGTTTCGGTATTGTGAAAATCCAAGACCGTATAGAAGTGGTAGTATTTTGCGTCATGGGCTTGTCAGGTGTAAAACTTGTTCAAGGCTATGGAATCGAGATACAAATGCTGCATCAAATATATGGAAGATATCTATGAATGCAATTCAAGGAGAAGAGCGTCCAAAATATCTTCAAAGAGTCAAAGGCTCAATCAGTGGTGCTACGTCGGTATCCACAAATCATGATTTAACCAATAGGACATTTTAAATGCCGGACGGGTTAAAGAAGTAAAATCAAAAACACCTTACTTTCAAGTTTCATTTGGTGACGTATATAATCATATATTAACAATATAGTATACGATTCGTGCAACTCCCCTAAATCAAGATATTATATGGGTTTTTGATCATATTGAAGAACCATAAAGTTCATTGGAATTAAAACTCACTTTCATATGAAGCAAAATGAAGTTATATATAGGATTCCACCAACTATCAATTGGTTCAATTGATAATTATACCATCTCATTTGGTACCAGTCGAAGGCTCTTCTTGTACAGATAGAACGCCATTTTACCCGCAGGTCCAACCCATAGATGATTGCGGATCACATTGACCAATTTCCATTGTGGATAGTTCTTAGCAATTAACGGAGTAAAATGGCGAAACTTAACATGAGATGCTTGATTGAAATCGCGATCTACTGCGTGAATCAAAACATATCGACAACTGATTTCGAACAAGTGTTGCATATACTGCTCATAGATGTCGTCATCGATCAAGTGATAGATCACATCGCATGATAGCACCAGTTCGGCTTGACGAGTCCAGTTATAATCCCCACTCAGACAGAAGGTTTTAGTAGGATCATCTTTAAACATGGTGCGACACATGGCGATCGCCGTAGGGGAGACATCAAGACCTAAATAATGTTTACCAGTGGTGTCGAAATATTTTAATTGATTACCATCACCCACACCATAATCAATGATGGTTGAGACTTGTCGAATCAAGCCATTGATCACACCTGCTTTGAATACTGCTTTGTCACCGTAACTACCATCACCCGAAGTACCACGACTTCGATACCGAGATTCCCAGTAATCGCTACTATCGAAGGTGATTGATTTGCCACTTAAATACCCCATTTTGATCAATTGATCAATGGTTTTCTGAATATTGGTCGTGTTGAGATGATTATGGTCGTTGAATTTGCGGTATAACGAATGTTCGGTTGTTAAATCACTACTCATATACGGTTGGGCACTATCAACATAACACTCCACACCGTTAGCGATTCTCATAAAATTAAACCAGATATCATCACCAGTTTCACTACACGCTCGATACAGATTCTGATCGAACATAATCGACTTGGTTTTATTGAAAAATTGGGGGTGATAGACCACACCCCCTTTCCCAGTATGGAAATTATATAAATGTCGGTTAATCAATTGTCCGCGTTTCTCGTAAGTAATTTCGCGAATTGAAGACCCATATGACATCGTAAAACCACGGTATGTAATACAACAATGATAGCGCTGGTAATCGTCTATATAATTCTTAATTAAAGTGGGCACGTACACTGTATCATCATCGATCGTAATGATCAGACAATCTTCGTTCCATTTTTCTCGGAGAAGCAATAATAGTTTACGGTAAGGTCCCAGATTATCACACCATCTAACTTCAAAAAGATCATGGTTGGACAGATAATTACTCAAGTCTGGTAGTAATTTACGATCTTTAAATCCTCTATCCAGTAGGTATGGTTGTTCTGATAAATAAATATAACATTTATCAGGTTGGTGTGATTGATGTTCGATACTTTGCAGGGTGGGTAACAAAGATGTTTGGTTATCGTAAATACTGGTTAGTGAAATATAAACTTTCATGTATATACATGTACATATATAATTTGTATGTATGTACATATATATAAATATATGTTGGGTTTGATCAAAGATAATCAGATCTACATTAGATTGGATCAATTAGTTGATCGGTTGTTTGTGGTTAGCTTTGGGGTGTCGGAAATCGAGGGATACGAATTCACCATCTTTTATGTCCATCTTAATGACAATAATTTTGCTATTCGATTGACTGTCGATCCACACAACAGTTCACAAGGGCGTTTAGAAGTCATTAATAGTCCACATGTTTGGTCAGGTGTTCCCACCACAGTTCCAATCAAGACGATCGAGGATCAAATGTATGTTAATTTGACAGATTGGTTAAAATCGTACTCATCACAAGTTCTGGCTTCTGCTTACCAGTTTTTTGAAGAACCAGATTTACCATCATTTGATAAAACCACGGAAATTGAGACTTCTTTTTACAAAATTGAATCAAGTGGTAATTTGGCTCAATCGAAGAGCAATGGGATCTTGATTTCTGGTGCGATCAAGTACACCATCGGCCCATATTCGATCAACGATGTAATTAGTTTATATCAACTGCCGACGATACCAATGATCGGACGGGTGGGTGATGCACGAGTTGGGTACTTCTATGATAATTATCGGATCGAAACACATACACATTTAACTGGGAATCCAATTGTCTTAATTCATCGGAAAAATCTGGATCGACAACCATGGACATATATTATCGACTCTTCGATCCCCAAAGAATACCATCGATACATTAAAGATGGGATCATCTCATGGAATAAATATTTCCAGCAACTGGGATTGGGTGAACCGTTTCGAGCCATTACCTACGATGATCAAATGTACCCTTCTTTGATCAATGTGTTCGATCCAAGTTATTGTTATATCACTGGGACTAAGGCAGCCAATTTTAATGGTCCATACTCTGGTTATAATATGGGTATTACCGATTACCGTTCAGGTGAACTGTTATTCGGAATGGTTTCGCTCAATTTAATCAAAATTATCTCTAATCCGTCACGATATATGGTCATGAACGGTCACCAACCACTGGATCAAGAGGTAACTAGAGACTATATCAACCAATATGTGGCATGGGTCACAGCCCATGAAATTGGACATCAATTAGGTCTACGGCATAATTTCATGGGTAATTTCAAGAAGGATTATGTGTCGACAGTTATGGACTATGTTGATGTCTTTAATGACCTATCGGCAGTCGAATCCTATAATCCTTCGGGTAGTCTTCGAGAATATGATTTAAGAGCCATCGAGTATGGTTATCTACGGTTGGATAATGAGGTAACTGGGCGGAAACATCCACGATTGGATCAAGTCGCCAGTCAACTGTCGACTCCTTTTGGTACCGATGAGAATTATCTGGAACAAATTAATCCATTGGTCGGCTCAATTGAAAATATCGATGACCCATTGTTGTTTGTCGAACAAATTCTACCAATGTATCGGAAATATCGTACCAATTTGCTTAATTTTATCAAGAAGCAAGAGATCACCCCCTACGAATACAGTAATATGTTCATTTACCTGTATACTCAGAAATACGTGGATCTGGCCGACATTTGTCTCAAATACATTGGGGGTCGCTATTACGACAAGGATCGCACTTTTTTCATGCCGATCGAGAAAGATAAGACCATTCATGCCACCCAATTATTATTGCAATTACTAGTCGAATTTGAATATAGTCATGAAGAATATCAATATTTTATATATGATTACAAATATGGTGATAATAAGCAAGTATTCAACCGAATTCAAATTGACACGATTTATTCGGTTAACGTGCAGAATCTGTACTATTTTTACCAAAGTTTAGTCAATCATGTCTTTAAGAGTTTAACGCTCGGACAACGAATAACTCGACTAATGCAGAATAAATCCGATGAATTTACACCAACTGACTTACTACATAATTTCACTTTCGCATACCAAACACAACACGATAGTGTCTATGATATCCGACAAATTGATGGTATCTTCCCAGAAATTGGTGCGTTAATGGTTCATAAAGGAATATGGCAAGATCTGTTACTTAATGCCACTTTGCTCAAATATAATCGTCAATACACTTGGGTTAACCGTTTAATCTATCTATACACCAAGTCTAATACGTATGTGGTCAAAGAGTGCGCTTCAACCATTCTTAATACGTTGAAACAAGCCATTGATGAAGATATTATCCCATACGTTAAAACATTGACCCCTGACCGCACGACAGTCCACACGACAGTCCACACGACAGTCCACACGACAGTCCACGGACAATTTTGGAAAAAACCACAAAATAAAATATTGGAACATTGGGTGTTAATCTCAAATGTGATCAATAAAGTATTGTCCAAATAAAAATTCCACCCCATCTGGTTTTTGGTCGCTTGTCGATAAATTAATGGTGATTGTATCCATAATCTCATCACCCTTAATTAAGGTAATTATCGATCCTCTAACTTCACCTGCGATGGCTAGTTGACAGTCGTAGATGTCGAAGTGGTCACGTGGTCGGCCATCCAGATAAATTAAGTACTGTTCCCCATCATATTCGAAAGAGATATAACTTTCCTTACTTCCCGTTTTTTTTACAGAACCTACATCCTTGTCAGATCCAGCGTCCTTGTCAGATACTACATCCTTCTCAGATCCCTCTTCTTTCTTGTTTTTCTTCCGCTTGAACGAAGAACGGCAAGAAGGAGCCATATAAATATCAGTTTTGAGTGGCGCTTTAACATCATCCTTAGTGAACTGACTTTTGACTTTCTTTTTGTCTTTGGATTTGTCTTTGCAGATATCTTTCGAGTTGGTCGACTTGATGATATTTTCAGGTTCGATGGTTACCGTTATGGATGATTGATTAAGAGTATTTAGTTTTTCTTCGATTTGAATCAAATATTTAATCCTTAGGTCCAGATAGATATCAGATTTGGTAAAATCTGGATCCTTGATTAATTGAGTCATTAAATCGACCAATGGTTGCATTTTATCGAGCAAATTATCTTTTTCAACAATTTGTTGGTTAATTTCATGCATTTTTTCGATAATTATTGCTATTTCTTTCATCTTGAATTAATCAAAGCAATAGATATTATCTTTGATTATATCAAATTTTATTACAACCAATTTGTATATACATATATATATATATATAAATGGATTACATGTACAAAAAATACTCTGACTATATCTTCATCATCGTCTCGACGCGGTCCAAAACGATACAATTCAGTAAATCAAAATTTATGGTTGAAATTGATGTTTCATTTGGTCAATTTCTCGACATGTTACGCGAAAATACCAATGTCGTGGTTGATTCTAAACAATCAATCATCGGGTTAATTGGCGACATTATTCCTAACTCTGGTAATACTGTGGGACATTTAGCGTCGTGTTATAAAAGTCAAGATGGTATCTTGTATGTGTCGATCGAAACCGATCCAGCATTTGGATGATGATGCGTTTTATTCTGGAACATCGACGCCACTGAACAGTATTTAACTGGGGATACATCATTTCACTACGAGGAGCAAAGAAGATGTTGAACTGTTTCAAAAATACTTTCTATTCGTCAGATTGGATGACCTCACGTATCCAATACGATGGACATGTTTACTCTTATTTCCCTTGGTTAATCATTCAAAAAGGAGTCGTTGATACTCGAGCCAAAGCGGATCACGAAAAAGTTCTTAGGCTTCTTGATCGCAATTTAGATAATTATATTATCCAATAAAATTGAATTGACATAAATATATATAAAATATATTGATTTATATATATATATCAAAATGGAGACACTGACATACTTGAGTAAACAATTAGCACTAACACCGTCCAGTTTTCTTACGTTAGCGATCCCCGTTAATAAGTACAGTTTTTAGTTCCAATTTTATTCAAAATGAGATCGGAGAAGCATCGAATATCAAGGACAAAAATAATCGAAAATATGTGATTAAGATTCTGACTTTAATTAGCAGTCAATTGAAGATGATGACCACTGAGATGATTGGTGACAACGGAGTCCTAATCTTGTACGGGATCGATCGAACGTGTAATGAAGTCAAGGAGATCATTTCACCACCCAATCCAATCACCGAGTTTTATTACCAATGTACTCGACGCTTCGAAGTCGAACGGTTTGAGACATTGTTCACCACCAAACCAGATGGACATGTGATCTTGATTTGTGGAACCGAGTGTTTAATTTATCAATATAATGGGTTGTGGAAAAAAATTAAGACTATCACGGCAAATTTGACCAAAAGACAAAAAAATGGTGGACAAAGTGCATTGAGGTTTAGCCGTTTAGCAGAGGAATCAAGAACCCAGTATATTACTCGCATTGTTGATTGGATTAATCAACTGATTGTGATCGATCATAATAACTATGTATTTGGTAGTAGGGAATTAAAAGAAATGTTGTTGGTCTCCCCAACTTTAAAAGTACCACTAAAAACAGATGATCGGTATCACACCTTCAGTCAAAGAACCATTAATGAAGAATATTTTAGGTTATTGATGTCAGATTCAGAGTTTAAAGATAATAAAAAAGTCGAACAGATAATTGAATTGTTGGCTCGGGACTCTGATTATCTACTATTTTCAAGGGACGAAGTCATTAATAACTTGTCAAATGTTGAATATATCGTTAGTCTATCGAAAGAACAATTTGAGGATAAACAAGTAATTATATTACCAATTGGTCACCCTAAATATGGTCAATTAAAAAATTATCCGATCATCGGCAAATTATACCATAAATCGATGGTCAATTAAAATCGACGCATACAATATTAATGAATTATCTTTCTGATAATCCTATTACATTGGATCTCATTGGTTAACGTTGGTATCCAAGACTTGGCTACAGCTCTAAAAACCAATCAAGTTTTGACCTCACTCAATCTCCGTGGTGATCAGATCGATGACGTTGAGATCTCAATTGCAACCAGATTGGATCAGTGGGTGCCCAAGCCTCAGCCACCACTCTATCAACCAATCACAGTTTGACTACACTCAACCTCAATTATAACCAGATTGGACACGTCGGTGCTCAAGCTTTAGCTAACGCTCTACAAACCAATCAATGTTTGACCTCACTCGATCTTAGTGGTTGGTGCCCAAGCCTTGGCTACCACTTTACTCGCCAATCATGGTTTGACTTTATTGGATCTCTGTGGTAACCAGATTGGACTTGTTGCTACACAAGCATTGGTTGATGTGATTGATAAAAGACACAAGGTGTCAGATCAACAATTCAATCCGAATCTGAATGTGAACAAAGTCTCTTTTCGGAATTGCCAAGGGATGGGTGTATTCTTTTTGATCTTTTGAATTATGTAAAATACCACCAGTAAAGATACAATATTAAGAATCTGTCCTTGTGAGGATATCTCTAAAAAATTGAATTGATACTTTGATCAATCGATATTGGTGGATTCAAAATCAATCAATGGATTACCTTGCTGATAATCCTACTACATTGGATCTCAGTTGTAAACAGATCGGTGATGATGGTGGCCAAGCCTTGGCTACCGCATTACAAGTCAATCACAGCTTGACTTCACTCATTCTCCATGGTAACCAGATTGGACCAATTGGTGCTCAAGCTTTAGCTAACGCTCTACAAACCAATCAATGTTTGACCGCACTCGATCTGTTTGATAACATGATTAGACCAGATGGTGTCCAAGCCTTAGCCACCACACTATTAACTAATCATAGTTTGACCTCACTCAATCTCAGAGAGAATCGGATTGGACCAATTGGTGCTCAATCCTTAGCTACCTCTTTACTAACCAATTACAGTCTGACTACACTCAATCTCAGAGAGAATCGAATTGGACCAATTGGTGCCCAATCCTTAGCTACCTCTTTACTAACCAATCACAGTCTGACTACACTTATTCTCAATCATAACCAGATCGGAGACGTTGGTGCCCAGGCCTTAGCCAACGCTCTACTGACCAATCACAGTTTGACTTCAATTGATCTCGGTTGGAACCGGATTGGATCAGATGGTGCCCAAACCTTAGCCAACACTCTACTGACCAATCACAGTTTGACTTCACTGGATCTCCAGTTTAACCAGATTGGAGACGTTGGTGCCCAAGCCTTAGCTACCACTCTATTAACCAATCACAGTTTGACTTCACTGGATCTCGGTAGTAACCAGATTGGACCAATTGGTGCACAAGCCTTAGCCGACGCTCTACTCATC